CGCAGGCCTGAAGTCGATCACAGATGCATTCGCGCTCGCAATGGATGCACCATGTCTGTTGCCGGGAGCAGAAGACATGCTTAGGAGTATCCGCTCCACATGGCTGCATCAGATGACACTCTGGTAAATGCTCAGTCATTGCTGATTACCTCCATCGGGGTTTTCGTCGCTGAATACCTGAGCACGCAATCCCAAGAGCAGAAGGCGAACCTAACTGTGATGATCGGCCATTCTTCTAGGCCTAAGCCGCGCGTCCATGTATCGCAGCCCGGGCCGTCACAGTGCCATGCTCTAGCCATTCTGAGCCTCCATCACTTCGCTAATTCAAACAGCGGCGCATGATCTGCATGATGCCTGATCCATCCGAGCAATTTAGGCAAATTCACTTCAGGCCCGAACCCTAGAAAAGTTCCATCAACGCTATCCGCTCCAAGAGCTGCAAAGGCTAGGAATCGTTTCTGTGAATTGACTCTGCCAACGTGAACCATCTTCTTATGATCCTTTGCCGCGCTGATAAGTCGTTTGGCTTCATCGCCTAATTTGTGATCATCTGTCCCACCGATGAACAGCCAATCTATTTGCTGCCAAGGGACATCATCCGGATGCATTCCATCTTGCGTTACTAATGCCACCGGGTACTCAAGATCTTTAATGATTGGCAAAAATGGAAGCGATCTTGCTAACGACTCTCTGGAATTGCCAACGACATCAGGAGCAGTAACGAAAAGGCAGGATGCCTTTTGTTCTGCGTTGAATCTTTGAAGCCAAGACAGCCAAGCTTCATCGCCGGGATAACCCTTCCCGAAGCATCCATTATCAGCAGCCCATATCCAGCCAGGCTCTATGCGATAACCACTCTTAGGAGTGTTCATTAGTCCGATGCCTTGATTATTAAGGAGATCCTCTGTCCCTGCAACGCGGTTGCCAACTAGATAGATCATCGCTTGGCAGTGATGATGATTGCTGCGATGAGTGCTAGCGCAGTCTTAATGATGAACTGTCCCAAGACCGCTTGCCATGTAATACCGAAGCCAGCGAGGTAGAGAAAAAGAACCGTGTCAACGGGTGCGCTCACTACGGACGAAATGACAACAGCTCGGGCAAGACTCTTTTCCTTTAGTGGAGTGAAAACTGCGAAATCAATTAATTCTGATACTAGAAATGCAATGCCGGATGCTAAAGCGATTGTTGGATTACTTGTGATTGCCGAGATTGCTGCTCCTGCAATGATCGCAAGTAAGACAACTATCTTCCCCGCTGATACTTGCACCGCATCGCGAGCGATGAGAGCGAAGCCAGCAGCAAAGGTTCCAGCAGTAACCATCAATCCGAATCCGATAGGCACTAGCCCGAATTGTGTTGTGCAGATGTTTGCTAGAACAATTGAACCTATATAGGCGAGCAACCAAACTGTTTTCTTCATTGCATTTCCTCCCTAGTCATTAACTGATTCATCTTCAACGAAGCAACCGCAGCCGCCGATATCTAGAACGTCAATCAGTGATGGTTGCATCTCATGCCTTAGCCGAAGATCCTTTAACGTTAAGGCTCTCACATCACCGTTAACGCTCTCCTTCAGGATCGAAACATCCTTGCCTAGGAATTCGCTCATCTCAGCTTCCTTCTGTTCCCACACTGCGAAACGCTCAGGCATCACATCTAGCAAATGCTTGAACTGGCCCTGTCCAGCGCGCACACAACCTCCCCCGCAGTTGTTATGGGAGAACCCAAGCGAGTAAAGGCGAGGCGGCTTAAGGCCCTGCGATTCTGCCCATTTGATCATCTGAGTTTTTGTCAGATATGGCGCTTCCGTCATCGGCGCTTTAGCGATCCAAGGTAAATAGTTCCGCTCAATGCTTGCGACCCGGTGCGATTCGCTCCAGTCGATCCCAACATAAACGATGCTGGTTTCAGGCTTCGTATGTTCCTCTAGCCACGCTCTCGCAGGTTTCTGTTTCAGTTCATGAGAGCATGAAGCAAGACGCGAGTTCCCTAGGAATCTTTTGTCTTTGAACACTTTCCAGATATCCCGGCCATCCTTCACGGTCACAAGATCAGCGCCGACGTTAGCTGCTGCATCTTCAATGAAGCGATAAGTGTCTTCGTCTTCTCCTATGTGCTCTTGCTTGCTTCCTTGCACATCTGAGAACAGCAAGATCATTTCCTCTGATGGGTATCGTTCCTTCACTCGCTTAGCGGTTGCCCAACTACCTATGCCACCGGAAAACATCACAATGTGTTTCATCGCGCATCCTCTGCCATGTCAGTCTCCCCTGTCGTCAGGGTCAGGTCCGAATCGGTCCATCGGGTCTTCGTGGTGCTCATGCTCGCAGCCTGGGCATTCCCACGTCAGATTGTTGCCCGAGATGTAGCACCGAGCGTCGCCTTCCCAATCGCACTTGCTGCAAGTGATGTCGGTTAGGTCTTCCTCATCAGCCTCAGGCGGGCCCGCAAGTTTCCAATCGTCGTAATTCACTTCACTCCACTCCATCCGAGCAATTCCCGCCGATGCTCGATCGATTCCAGCAACTGCTGATCGTGAGGATTCCTCTCCCCGAGCGGCGCGACCTCATCGAGCACCAACGCGAGCCCAGGCCTGCACTGCCGACAGGGGGAGGTTTCCGTATCGCTGTCAATCCAGCCACGGTAGCAAGTCTCATGCGAGCAGTTGCAGCCGCTGCGGAAGCAATGAGCATCCTGAGGATCATCCGCTGTCGTCTGCTTCGCGAACACTGAAGCGCCTGCGAAGATCTGCCCGATCGTCATCGGCTCGCCGTCCTTTCCCGGCTGCGGCTTGCCCATGTCGTACACGGCTGCCCTGAACCATTCCGGCATCGGTACTCGCTTCGGCTGCGAGGCGATCTCAGACCGGCTCAGGCTTTCTTTCACCTTGCGCTGCCGTCGATGAGCGGCAATGAGGATATCCAGCGTCAGGACGTTTGAAGTCTCCGCGTAATGATCTCTTGAGATCTGCCGAGCGTCTGCAAGTGTCAAGCCGCTTGCCTTCTCAGTAAGCATTGCTGCCCATTCCTTGATGCGATCTGGACTCACCGGAATCCTGGCGTCGAGTCCATTCACCGAAGTCAATAATGCTTTCGCCTCTGGAAGCTGCATCTAGTCTCTCCTTCTCGTATTGCTCAATCTGTCGATCAAGCTTGGATAGGTAGTTGTCATTCACTTCTGTCTTGCTCAACTGAGCGCTTCCTCGCTCGGGGAGCGGGTCATCTTCCCAACGTCCCTGATTCAGCCAAGTAGCCGGATGAGGAGTGAATTCCTCCTGCCGGTTTGGATCATCAGCGAAGGCCTGCGCTCCAGCGATGATCTCTGAAGGATCGCACTCCTTGCTTGCTTTCCTAAATGCGTCTTTTGCTTTGATCTTCCCTGAGCGTCTTGGGTAGCAAGACCAAAACTCATCAAAGTAGAGATCTAGTTTTGATTTCTCTCGCGGTTTGGCATGTATAGGTTCAATAGGTCTAGGTTCACTTTGTCTAAGTTCTTCTAGGTATAAGTTCGTACCCAACTTTCTTGGGGGGTCCCCATCCAAGTTTTCTGGGGGGTCCCCATCTAAGTTATTTGGGGGGTCCCCATCCAACTTTTCTAGGGGGCCACCAAAAAATATTGTGTTCGGCTCTTCCCAGAGAACGCGGTAGAGGTTTGACGTCTGCCTACCGTCAGAATGGAATCGGGACGTTATCTCGATGCATCCGATGTCTCGCAGAATCAGCAGAGAACCCTCCACTGTCGGAGCCGACAAATGAAGATCCGTCGCTAGCCTCTTCTTGCTCGGCCAGGCGATCTCTTTGGAACCTGCATATGAGCGAAGCTGGAGATAGAGCCGAAGCGCGTTGCCGGTGATCTTCTCGTGCCGCATGATCCAGTGAGGGACCATCTCGAACCTAGTCGGCTCTACTATTAATTCCGATGCATTATGATTATTGATAGCGACTCCTACTGTCGTTAGATCCCGTTTGCGCGTTCTTCCAGTCCGCGCTTGCGGGATCGCTTTTCTGTTGTGCTGTCATTCTATAGCAGATATTCTGCATCTTGCGATCCTCCCCGGTTGCTAGTGGCCCTCGCCGATCCTCCGACAGGCGAGGGCCACGGCTCTTTATAAAACCTCTACTTCATTAAATAGGGGACCATCGTCATAGATCCTCGCGTGCGCTAATTCCGCATACTCAGGGTTCAATTCGACCCCGACGAAATTACGGCCATGCTTCAACGCTACGACTCCTACAGTGCCGCTGCCAGTGAATGGATCAAGCACAAGATCACCCGGCTTACTTCCTGCCAGGATGCAAGGCTCTACTAACGCCTCTGGCATGACAGCGAAATGCGCTCCACTGAATGGCTTAGTCGCGATGCTCCAGACACTTCTACGATTCCTAGTGCCGCTATCGGTGTAGACATTCCCTGATTTCGTCGCGTGCTTGGGATCTTCACTATCTCCGTATTTGCTACCACCGAACCTGATATCAGTAGTTCCTAGATTCATGCTCGGTTCGGCTACTGCCGCCGAATCGTAGTAGTACCTCGCTGATTTGGTTAAAAGGAAGACGTATTCATGCGACTTCGTGCAGCGATCAGTAACACTCTCTGGCATGGGATTTGGCTTCATCCAAATGATGTCCTGACGTAGCCACCATCCGTCAGCCTGCAAAGCGAAAGCGACTCGCCAAGGAATCCCCACGAGATCCTTGTGCTTCAATCCGAATGCTGAAGCATTTCGATGAGCTACCGCATTTGTCCTGAACTCAGGCGAAGTATCATCCTGCCTCCCGCCATTAATCGAATTGTCGCGTCTTCCTCTATGCGCCTTCTCGTCACCATGCCCGGCTATGCCACCGGCAAGCGTTTCTGCTGGCATAGCCGTTCCACCTCGCTGCGCTGCATATGAATCACCAAGATTGAGCCAGCAAGTGCCGTCATCAGCTAGCACTCTGCGAACCTCCCGAAAGACTGCGACCATCTGCGCTACATAATCGTCCGGATTTTGCTCTAGCCCTATTTGCCCATCATTGCCGTAATCTCTAAGACCCCAATAGGGAGGCGAAGTGACGCACGTTTGCACGCTTCCATCTGCAATCTCGCTGAGTCTTTGGCGAACGTCACCGATAAGGATTAAAGCCTTCATGCCATCCCCCGGCAGCCTTCATCTGACTTCAGATCGAAGTACTCGCAGTAGTCGCGGCAGAACATCCGGTGCTTCTCGGGCTCTGGAGGGGTCTGAGCGCCTGCGACATCAGCCAGCCAAGCAATCCCATCTAGTGCCATGCCAACGTCGTACGGCTCGCTATGTTGGCGTACGTCAGTTTCGTTACCATCGCGCACGATTGCGATGAGCTGGACAGTCTCCACCTCGTAGCCATTCTGCGAAAGCAGATAGCCGTAAAGATGCAGTTGCGTTCGTTGCTGCTGAGAAGGGAAGTAGCGAAGATTCTTCTTCGTTGTGGTCTTCCAATCAGTAACAGTCTTCGCTTCAATGTCGTACAAATCGACATGACCCATTAACCCATTGGCTGAAACCTCCACCTCGCGCAGGTAGCGCTCTGAGAAAGGATCCGCGACATCGAAGGCCCGTTCGATTGCCTTATGAATCGCCGTTCCCATCCAAGCCGCTAGCCCGAAGGTTTCATTAAGCGCCGGTGTCTGCTGGAGCCGGTGCCACACTTTGCGCCGACAGCCGCCTATTTCGCTCGGCCCTACCTCTACTTGATGATCTCGCGCAGTCTTCGCCTTGCCGATGATGTCTAGAACCTCTGAAATATCCATCAGCCGACATCCATCGCAGCGCGAACAGAAGCCCCGACACTCCGCGCGATATCTATCTGAACCCGCAGCCTTGCGCTGTTCGCTCTCGCAGCCTTCACGATTCCCTCACAAGCGTTCAGCTCTGTTAGTTCCTCGCGGGTAGCGATCAGCGCCCGGTCCTCTACTTCTTGCACCGTCGGCTTCTCTCCGTTCTCAATCATGCGCTGCTTGATCCTCATTCGGTTAGTCGCGGCTGCGAGATCGTGCGCAGTCTTCGCAGCCATGTAGCCCTCCTCAGCGTCACAGAGCCAACTAGTAGCGGAATCAAGTTCCTTGCTCAGTTGGATCAGCCGCCGGTCAACGTGCATCGGCAAGATGGTGTCTGTCATTTTCCCTCCCCTAAAAGCGTGCAGGTAGTGCATGGCTTCTGTTCGACGTTGTAACGCGGGTCAGGCTCAGGCCAGTAGATCCATCCCCCGCATCCCCCGCAGCGCTTAATTCTCGCTAAGCGCAGGAGATCAGCGCGTGCATCTAGGATCGCCCGAGTAGCCGAGTAAAGATCCCCGGTTTTCCTGAGAGACTTGAAGGCCTGATGCCGACGCTCCCTCAGCCGCTGCTCATGCTTGCGCCTAGCAGGCCAAGACATGCGCGATAGATCAGCCTCCCTGATCACTTCGCAGCGGCTTTCATCTCTGCGACTCGCTCGCCGATGAGCGCAGCAAACGTAGGCGAACCTTCAGCCCATGACGATTCCAAGATGTCGTTAGCCTTCAGAGCATCCCAAATCATCTTGAGCGATCCCACATCTTCTTTGGCGAGGATGTCGGCATGGATCTTTGATGCCTGCTCCTGATCCTTCATCGCTGAAGTCTTAGCCGGTGATCGTTCATACGATGATGCATCAGGGTCAGGCTCTGACGTTGGCAGAGCGAGCGCCTGAAGGAGAGCGATCCTGAAGGCAACACTCATTGCCTTAGCCGTTGCTTTGTCTCCACCATCCATCGCCTCTCCTGCTGTCGTGCAGGAGATCGTAGAGCCATCCTGAGCAATAAAGATGTATTCGACGATGACGCGAACGTGAGCAGTAGCCTTGCGCTTCTCGCCTATCTCAATCGTTGCGTAGTCGCAGGATTGAACGCGAGGAACAACGATCACTCCATGCTTGCGCAGCGCCGGGCCTACGGCATTAACGACAGCATCAATGCCCCTGAAGTTGAAGCCCTGTCCCGTATTGCGCTCATCCTTGCTAACGCTTGACACGTCACTCATGACAGCGCTCAGCGCTGCGAAGATCTCGCTCATTTGTTCCTCCAGGCATCAATAGTTGAACGCTTCCAAAGCGGCTTTTGATCGTAGATAACGTCAGGCTCGGGCATGACTCCATCGCGCCGATAAGTCTTAATGGTCTCAATCGTCAGGCCTGTATATTCAGCGACTCCACTTCGAGTCATCAACACTTCAACGTTGCTCATTGCATCCCTTCCACATATCCGCAGAATCCGAGCACTGCAAGGAAGCCAAGAAGCACGCTTACGATGATGATCGCTCTCGCTAACCGCTCCATCACTCAGCCGAAAAATCTATGCAGACAGCCGCAAGCACCGGATTAGTTCCTTCGTAAACGATCTTTGAATCAACCTCCGGCGGCCCGTCGAATGCATCGCTGATGAAGATCTTTTCTACGATGAAGGAGAGATCAGCCTTCAGATGGATCTCGTACCAGATATCCGAACCATTGATTTCTAGGAAATGCCGAGTAGGCCCGTCAAGGATGATTGCATCTGTTCCCCATCCCCAAGCGAGGCCGCATCCATCTAGCTTGCGCATGATTGGCGCGAGGGCTGTCCATGCCGGTAGCGCGCGCGGGTCATCCTTACAGACCGGGCAGATGCACGCTGGCTTATAGCATTGATCTTCCTCGCCGCAGGCGGGGCAGGGATCTAAAGCGAGCGGATTACTCATGATTTCCTCCCTAGGTTATGTCCCTAATGTGGGGACAGGATGGACACTAGTCCCCACAGTGAGAGTCTGTCTAGTCAACGCTCAGAAAAGAATTATGAGATTGTGTGTAAATGGCTTGACATCCTCACTCTGAGGACTCATAATTAAGACATAAGAGAGAGCAACCAACCAAAGGAGCCCCAAATGAACACCAACATCACCGCCGCAATCATCCCCACCGTTCACGGTCACTACTGCCCCACCTGCGAGGGACTCGCACCCTGTGGTGGCCCGTTCTCAATCGGTAACTGCCTGCTGGTAGAGCGCTGCATCTCTTGTGGCCGCATCCCCGCATCAGAGAGCTTCAAGGTAGATCAGGAGTGCGAAGGCGCTAAACAATATTTTGCCTCATAGCACCATCCGCGCTAATGGCATAGATCAAGGTTCGACTCCTTGAAGCGCACGCAAGGAACCCAACTACACAGAGGAGACAGCAATGAATTACAACATCATCACCGATCTAGTCTGCGTCGATTGCGGCGCAAATTTGATGGCAGATCTCGCCGAAGATGGCGCGCTGTTCGACACCGCGAAGGGCAACGGCGGGACCACAGCTTCAGGCCTTACCGGCTTCGACTGCCCCGCCCGAATGGATTTTGGGCCGCACATCATTAACGACTAGAAAGGCTCGCGCTGATGGTCTTCGCGCAGGTTCGACTCCTGCGAGCGCACGCAAGGCAAACCAACTAGGGAGGAAACAGAATGGCTAAGCAAATAATCACTAATGGAGAATGCCAGCATTTCACCCGAAGCAAGGGCCAAATAATTTGGTCAACAAAGGATGAATGCCTTTTCTGCGGTAATGGTTGTGAATGGCTGTAATTTCTTCGCGCTGACGGTCTTCGCGCAGGTTCGACTCCTGCGAGCGCACGCAAGGCAAACCAACAGAGAGGATAACGCAATGAACGTCCTGATCTACATGAACGAAAGAGACTTTGAGCGACTCACCGAAACCTCCATGCTCTGGGCAGATTATGCCGATTGGCCCAAGAAGCGCGACCGCTTCGAGACGGAAGCCGGTGAAGATCTTTCCTTTGAATGGAAAAACGCTTATTGGGTCGGATGCTCCGGGACCGCCGTCATCCTCGCAAAGTCCTACCTGGCAACGATGGGCCACGACTATCAGATCCTTTGGGATCTCGCCTCGCACGACAATGGCGAATCTTTCGGATGGGTAGTCCTAACAAATTACGAAACCGGTATCAGATAGGAACGCTCGCGCTGATGGTCTTTGTCAGGGTTCGACTCCCTGAAGCGCACGCAACATCCCAACCAAAAAGGAGAATGCAATGAGCAAGAAGCAGAGCAAGAAGGTCATCTTCACGCTGACGATGCCGAAGACCGAGATCCCGTTCGCGCAGTTGAGCACATCGCTGAAGCGATTTGGCAAGATGCGCGCAGACTTTGAGAGCCTCTCGCTTCGCGTGGAAGTGATCGACTTCAAGAAGTAGAAGGAAAGCCCCGGCTAGAAATTAGCCGGGGCTTTTCTGCGTCTTCGGTCAAGGGTAGTGAAATCAATTCCTCCCCAAATCCCGTAATGCTCGCGCCGATCTATGGCACTTTGATAGCAAGGCCTGCGAACCTCGCAGCGCTTGCAGATCGACACGGCTACGCAATATTCAAAGGATGCAGGATCTGCCGTGAACCAAATTTCAGGGTCAGTACCTACGCAGGCGGCTTGCTCTATCCAAAGATCTTTTAACTTAGCCATTGCCACGCGCCGCGAGCGTCAGCAGAACCGCGCAGGCGATTAATTCAATGAGCATGAACCATTGCACAACATCATGCTAGGGTCTTTTTCAGTTGACCCGGTGCGATTCCGGCTCTTGCGCCCATTGTGCGCCGTCCCTATCCCCGAGTGATCGGACATCTAATGATAGAAAATCTGGTATTCGCAGCAGCAATGATGATCCCTAGAGAAGCACCAGCAAGCCTCCCCGCCAGAGCAATCAGCCAGGCGGCAGAGATCCCCGTTCGGTGGCGTCCGTTCGCTGAATGCGTGGCGAATCGTGAAAGCCACGGGAACCCGAGAGCGCAGAATCCAATATCTAGCGCGCAAGGTAAATGGCAGTTCCTCGATAACCATTGGAGGCACGGCGCAGGCTGGAACGTGTACGCACGTCTGAGGGATGCAGGGATGCCCCGTAGCGAGGCGAGAGCGATCCTTAGGCGGCTTCACTCGAAGCCCATTAAGCGATGGGCAGAGGCCTATCAGGATGCTGCATTCGTCTTCGTGATCCTCATTCCTCGCGGCTGGCGTCACTGGTCCGGCGGTCACGGCTGCAATAACTTAGTTCCCTGATTCTGTGTAAAGCGCTTGACATCCTCAGATTAGGGATGCTTTAATTAAGACACAGAGCAAGCCACTAGGGAGGAACCAAAATGAACACCACCGCCGCAATCGTCATCCTTGACCAAGACAAGACAGCCAAGACAGCCGGAATCGTTTACGTTGACGTTTGCGAAATCGGAGGCCGCAAGTTGATTGAGCAGATCATTGTTAAGGATGGTGCTGATGTCGTCAAGCTCGCAGATAAGGCTCTGAACGCTAAGGGCTACTTCCGCTTCAGCGGTTACTCAATGGTTCAGGGAGAGATGACAGCCGCAATCAAGTTCTAGTAATACGCGCTGACGGTCTTCGCTGAGGTTCGATTCCTCAGAGCGCACGCAAGGCCAAATAACTAGGGAGGAAACAGAATGAACGCACATACCTACGCAGAGCGCGGATGGCTTGTCTTCCCGCTCGCGCCACACTCAAAGCAGCCGAACCCGCGTTACGCGCCGAGCGGTTACAAGAGTGCGACGACTGATCACAACATCATTGATTCTTGGCCTGATGGTGGGAACATCGGCATAGCCTGCGCTCCATCTGGACTCATCATCATTGACGTTGACCATAGGAACGGGCCAGATCTCGCGCTAGTGGGATCTCTGCCAGCAACGCACACAGTAGGAACCGCTGACGGATTCCACCTCTACTACCGCACCGAGCAACTAGGCCCCGTTCGCGGGAAGCTCGGTGATGGAATCGACATCAAATACAACGGCTACGTTGTTGCTCCCCCGAGCATTCATCCTGACGGGATCGCCTATCACGAGATGGATGGCATGGAGCCAATCGCGCTACCTGCCAGCCTCGCGAGTTTGGTGCTGAAGTGAACAGCCTAGAAGTAGCAGCAAGCAGGCATCAGGCAGCACTAGCCGAGCAGCGAGCGGCTTTCTCAGATCTCATCGCTGAATGCGTCCAAGCGCATAAAGAAGGAATGAACATTAAGCAGCTCTCTTATATTGCCGGGATTAGCCGCATGACGCTCCATAAGTACATCTCAGCGGCGATTGCAGACAATCTGAGAGCCTCGCAAGACGATTAGGCACAAGGAGATGCCCCGCAGAGATTGACTCTCTGCGGGGCATTTTCTATTTCGGGTCTAGTCGAAGGCTTCCGCTCGGGGTCCATGCCGAATACCCAAGATATTTCAGCCCCCATCTTGGGAAATCGCGCGAGCATGAATCAATCATGCCAGCGCGCACATAGTCATTGCTCAGGCAATTCGTATTCGTCTTCTTGCCTACCGCGATAGCGACGTGACCGAACTTCCCGCCTGAGTAGTAGAGCAGAGCGCCGCGAGGAGCATCCTTCGGCTTCCCTCCGATGTGCTTCTGAGCGTCAGGGATCTTCCTCCAAGCCGAGATCGCAGACGGAGCCCAGGCAGGAACACCGTAGGCCTGCCGGCAATGGCTCTGGCAAAGCCCGGTCCAATCTTGCGTTGGATTCTTTACCTGATTGCGGCTCCAAGTAATGACTTCATTAATGTTCCTAGAAAGGTACTTCTTCGCCATCTTCGCCCGCCTCCTCAATGTCAACGAATGCGCCGCCCTCTACAGGCTCAACCGGGATCTGATCCTCAAACATTGTGCTCATGATTCCTTCTCCAAAAATTCAGCCGTACCCTTATCGCCTACTCCAGTGGCAACGATGGAAGTGAGAAGCGACATAAGTCCCGCGCCAAGAGCAACGCTGAACATCTGCATCCAGTCCAAGCCAACGATCCCGAGCGCATCCGTTCCCATCAGCGCAAGAAGGGATTGGGCAATCGTCCTGATAGTTCGCTCTCCCGCATCGATCCAAAACGCTTTCGTTCTCATTCACTTCTCCTTCGCTGTCAGATGATCGCGGACATGCTCATCTAGCCGAGCGTGAACCTTGCCGACGGAGTTAATGATGCGCTCTTGTGATTCGTCGGCACGGTTGCGAAGTTCCTTCACGTCGGCCCGCATCTCCTGCGCGTCCTTCTCCAACCGGTTGACGGCATCCCTGAGCGATGATCCACCGTTCGGGGTGAACTGCTTGCTCATGTTGATTTGAGCCTTGATGATCCACGACAGGCCCGCGAGCAACGCGACGGCTAGCCCGACGAACGCGAGCGGGTCAGTGCTCATGGTGCAGCGGGAGGAACGAAGATGTCGGCCACGGGATCGTAGGAGAATCCCAAACCAGCGAAACAGCCCCGGAAGGATGAAGAATAACTCGTCTGCTTCCAAACCCCTTCGAGGGCGAGGCAGTCGGGGTGCGGGCCGTTAATGAACGCCTGCCCGATCGGTTCCGATGCGGGGAAGGTTCCCCCGCCGCAATCACTGTTACTGATCACGATTACCTCGCGAACGATGCCGTACTCGTCAACCTGCGCGAAATGAGCCATCACACTGCCACCCTCACTATTACGATGCCAGATCCGCCGTTACCGCTTACACCAGTTCGACCTGACCCACCGCCACCACCTTTGTTGGCCGTGCCATTTGTGCCGGTTGCTCCTGCCGCTCCACCGCCACTCGTCGCGGTGCCTGGTGTTGTTGCGCCTGAGCCGCCACCACCGCCAGCGAACAAATAGGCACCGGCGACGTATGCGCCGGTTGGTGTCGTACCTGCGATAGACGTTGTTGCGCCGGTGCCGCCATCGCCACCTGTTGACGCACTGGCATTACTACCGGCCGCACCACCACCACCACCGCCACCGCCAGCAGTCGTTGCACCAAAAGCGGTAACGGCGCCGTTGCCGCCATTGTTGCCGATACCTGGTGTGCCAGTTCCACCAGTGAGTGTCGCTGTGCCACCTGACCCACCGCCACCGCTAGCTGATATTTGGCCGCGTGAAATGTCCTGATATGAGCAGCCACTGCCCCCACCGGGTGAGTAGTAGTCCCCAATTCGTGACGATTGGCCTGTTGTAAAATCAACGCCAGTTATTGCTGCGCCTCCGACACCGCCAGCGCCAACTGTGACCGTTAATGTGCCGACGGGTAGGTATGCGTTAGTGATGATGAGTGCGCCACCGGCGCCACCGCCGCCACCGCCGTAGTTGCTGTTTCCTGAAGCTGCACCACCACCACCGGCTTGCACGACGATGTCCGCGAATCCCGCCGTCGTGACCGTGATAGTGCCGCTCGCCGAGAAGGTCAGGTATTTGAAACCGGAGTAGGTGCCGGTCGCCGCATCGCTGAAGTTCGCCGCGCCGACACCGCTAGAAAAAGGGAGGAACGACCAAGTGTTCGTCGCTGTCTTGATGCATGTCCCGCCAGCGTTCTGTGCGAGCGTGAGGGTCGCCCCGTTGACGGTGACTCCAGCGCCTGCCGTGACCGTGACAACACCGGCCCCAAGATTCACTAGAACGATCTTCGTTCCCGTTGCATAAGCAATCGATGAGAACGGCGGGATTGTTGAAGTAGTAGCGGATGCATTCGAGTAAGTAACACAGCCCCCGGCATCGGCCAGAACCAACGTATCGGAGGTTCCCGTGACCGTCCGAATCGTTAGCGCATTAAAGGCCGAATTCAAGTTAGCGGCTGTCAAAACCGCCCCGCTCAGAAACGCCACCATAATTATCTTCCTCTCTCAGAAACCTAGGATATCTTCATCTAGAACGCCAAACAAAGCATCATCCAGAATGAAAGCTGCGAGCGCTTCCGACAGAGTGAATGTCACATCATGGCTGTCTATAGAAATCTCATGCGAGATCTGATCAATGCTCACGATCTGCGAGACGACAGCGCCAATACCTGAAGGAGTGAACTCCACCCTTACGACATCGCCTAATTCGAGATCCAGCACGCTCGCCTTATTTGCTGCGCTGATCGCCTCCAGCCTGACTGTCAATGAGTCCACGCGGTATTGCGGTTGCGCGTAAAGCCCGACTAGCCAGGATGCGAGCGCTGACGCTTCAACCGGGCTGCTTAGGATCGTTGCGTAGGAAGCATCCATAATCCCGTAAGCGGCCTGAGCAGTAGTGTCATCAGCGATTGCAGTTCCTGCGACAGAGCCGCCAGAAGTGAAGGTAATCGCGACGCTATTTTTCATTTCCTCCGTTCCCCACACAATCGCAATATCCCTGTAAGGGATGCCGCTAGAGGAGAACGTCACTCCAGTAGTGAAGGCCTGAAGTTCTGCACGATCACGGAACGCAACAGCGCCCGCGCGATCCATGAACAGCGCGCCGAACTCTGAAGTCTCAACCTTCTGCAAATACTGAAGCACGTTCGTATTCGCCGGGATCACGTCAGCATCCAACGTTGATTGCCCCACGCCTATATCTCGCTTCACTGCTGACCATCCGACAGCGTCCAGTTCAGCAGCGACACGCGCGCCTGAGAGCTGAGCGGTAGCAGTACCGGCAGAGAGAGTTTGCTGAGCGAGGATGGAGAAGCCATCGCTAGCGGAGACTTCAGCGATGGCATTAAATCCTGATTGCGGATAGTTAAAGTTCCAGTCTTCAACGAAGCCGGTAAAGATCTCCTCCCCGTCTTCGTCGATCACTAGTTGCTTGCGCGGGAGGATCTGCCCGAAGTACGGGCCAGCAGCATAGGCAGGGTCGAAGATGCGCGTTCGATTATCTAGCGAGACATTCGCCTGGCCTGAAGTGAACTTTTCAAGGATGCGACTCCTGCCACGCTTAACCGAGATCCCGCGAACGTACTGCGTAACATCAGTCAGCACATCCCCGCCGAGCACATAGGCCGTGTTATCCAATACGCCCTTATCGACATCATCCAGCGTGAAGAAATTAACCCCGGTAGTCAGGGAGAGATCAAAGGCGATCTGTGCGCGTATCGTCATGCTGCCACGAATGCCGGGCCGGAAGCCTGCTCAAAGCGTTTGATGTATTCCACGATCTGCTGACCGATAGCGCGAGGATCTCCGACTCCGGCCTGAACGGTTATTGAGTAGGAATTGCCGCCCATCGCATGATTAGGAATGATGCCGCCATTACTGCCCGGCACGAAAAGTTCTGGCCCCTTCTCGCCGACGACGATAGGCCTACCACCCATCACCGGGCCGCCGTTAGCGAAGCCTGAGAGGCTGAAGCCAGGAAACGTGTAATCAGAACCGACGACTCCACCGGCCAAGAAATCATTGATCGCAGAAGGCCCAGGACTAGGAGCCTCGCTAGTAGCAGTAGCGCCGCCCGGCCCCGTAACAGTCATGGAGATATTCGCATTCCTGCTCATCGCTGAAGCAAGTTCATCCATCATCGCCTCCAGCGCGCGCCTGCCCTTGCCCTTCGCACCGAGAGCCGCAAGAAGACCCTTCACAAGGGCTACGGCCATGTCTATTCCAGCCTGCATGAATGCGGTAGCAGACTGAGCGCCTACCCCGTCAGCGACCGCTATAGCCCCGCTAGCAGCATCATTGACGCGCTTAATATTCTCGCTGATGTTTCCCTTAATAAACGCATCAGCGACATCAACTCCGCGCTCTGCGCCTAAGGCGATGACTTGCTCATAACTAGTGCGATTCAAACCGGCTGCGAGAAGCTGACTCATCTTGCGCCCGAACTCTGAAGCGCGCTCAGCCTGCGCTACCAGAACATCAATGAGATTCGTTCCCTTCTCCTTCACCACATCTAGCGCGGCAGAAAAGTCGAATCCGGCGAACACTCCTTCAGCGATCTTCGTCTTATATTTGTTGAAATCTTCAATAGCAGTATTCACGACAGTCTGCGCCGAACTAATTGCGTCGGCAATAAGTTTCTGAGCAGCAGCGAGCTTCTTAGATTCCTCTGTAGCCTTGCTAGCGCCGCCAGCAAACTTATTGGCAGATTCAGCGCCCAAATCCAGCGCACTAGCCGCCGTACCGGATTCGTATCGCAGAGCGGCCACGTTGTCGCGCGCCGCTTCAGAAGCAATTGCCAATCGCTGAGCGCCCGTCAATGGCTTCTCAAACGTCAGCCCGGCAACGTTCGCCCCGGCTTCGAGCATGGCCCCGAACGATGTAGTTACTCGCCCTGCGCCGTCCTGAAGGGTCTTGAATGCTCCTGAGAAGTCAAACTGCCGTGCCTGATTCAATGCGATGAGAGCCTTCACCGCAAGATACGTTGTCTCACGAACGACTGTCATTCCATTGATGATTACCTTGATACCGGCGATGAACTGCGGGATGTACTGGACAACACCGCCTATTTGCTTGCCTAGTTCATAGAACGTCGGTTCTAGCAGCTTGATTGCTCCGCTTAAAGAATCTGCCGCCGTCTTGGAATCATCGAAACCAGATACGACTCCGGCCATGAACCCGCGCCCGAAGGATTCTTGAAGTTCGCCGAATGCGACCGATACCCGATCAAGCTGACCTTGGAAGGTTGCAGCCTTGACCGCTGCCTGGCCGCCGAACGTGTCAGCGAGCTTCTGAGTGATCAGGTCCATATCGCCGGTCTTCAGCGTCGCCTTATCAAGGCCAGCCCCAAGCCGTGACAGCCCGCCCGTATTCCCGTCGTATGCCCTGCCGAGCGCCATCGTTACAGATTCCAAGGAACGGCCCGTGCCACCGGCAATATCAGCACTGAGTGCAAGGAGTCTGTTTGCCTCGGAAACGTCGCCTACCGATCTCACTAGGCGATCAAAACTTGGCCTCAGAATGTCATCGACTATTCCAGTCTGCCGCTGGAGACTGTCTATATTTGCTTCTACCGCAGCCGTAGCACCTTCAAGCCCGAGATTGCTCATCGTCCTAGCAAGCTTTGCGGCAGCTGCCTCATCGTCTAGGAATGCCTTGACTCCGTTAACGCCGAATTCAAGAGCCATTCGAGCGCCTGCCTGAACAGCCTCGATCGCAGCCAAGCCGACAGCCGCGCCCATTCCAGCAGCGACACCGGACATCTTCGACATGCCTGCGGCAGCCACGCCGCCTTGCTTCTCCAATAGTTGTAGATCAGCGATGGCGCGCTTAACGTCTCGGTTGTTGTAATCGCCCGTGATCTGAACGGAGATAGCACCGCGAGCCATCATGCCCCCCTATTGATGATGCGCTCAGCGTAGGCAGTTGCCTGATCCATTACGCGCTCAAGATCCTTGCGCGCGTCCGGCCCCTTCGTCATCACTGCATAAAGCAAACCGCGCGGCCCTCTCGCTGTCCCTGCCTCGCGTTCGTATTTCTTCTGTAGATTTGCGCCGAAGGTGCGGCCCTTAGGGTTCGGGTTCCTTGACTTCTTTTTAACCTCATTCGTCCCGGCCAAAGCGAAGACAGCACCGCCCCAATCCATCGTGACGATCTTCACCATATAGAGATTCTTGCCCCATTTCCGCTGATCCTGCGAGAGGCTCACTCGAATCTTGGAACGAACGCGCGTCCCGGTAAAGCCGAGATCCCGCCCACGGTCAACCGCTACCCATCGGCCCCAATTACTCAGAGCGTTACCGGAAGGAGTCTGAATGCGCGCTTCATCCCGAACCTTCTCGCCAGCCTTACGGAAGCCCTTAGCAATTTCGTTATAGGCCTCACGATCAAAGCGCTCTAACAGCTTGATCGTCCGCTGCTCGCCCGTAACCTGAGCCTTCATCACCATTCGCTATCGCTTCCTCTGCGCTGACGCTTGCTCTGTATGTCTCCACCGCAGGTAACGAAGCATGGTGATTTGCATACGATCTGACTCCTCCAAGATTACAGAAGGAGCGAGTCCGTATTCGTAGGCAAGGTGGCAGACGATGAAGTGACTGCTGGACTCTCCAAAGGGAGGATCTCTGTCGGCCCTGCGCTTTCATCATCTGCCACCTGATCGACCGTAGCCATCCAATCCTCAAAAGGAAGATTGACGCGCTTCGTTCGATTCAAGCAAGCCCAAGCAAGAAACCACATATATTCCAGACGCTCGCCTATTTTGTTCGTAGGCAGATCGTAGGCACGCTCAAACGCAATAGTGTCCGCGCCGGTACAGAGAACGTGATCTACTCGCGAATCTGCATATGTGACTTCTAGCGGAATTCTATTAATCATCGCAGGAACCTTCCTTAAGTTGTTGCGCGAACGACAGTGCCCGAAGTCGGCCAGGTAACCGAGAGCGTTGCAAGATCTCCAACAGCGCTAGCGAATGGCTGATACTGATTGACCAAGCAAACCGCCGTGTAGCTCGGGTTCGTTGCAGAGACAGTGCCAGAAGTAGGAACGATCACGACCGTGGCAAGGCTGTTCAGGAGCGGAAATAAAACGCTATCAACGGACGCCGAGCCAAAATCCTGATGGAAGTCCAGCGTGATGCTCGCGCTTTTCAAACCGCCCACGCGCGTAGTAAAAGTAGAGCCGAAAGCGGTTGTCTCTACTTCTGCTGATTCAATCGACAGATCGACGGAGTTAATGGAACTAGAAAAATCCGTCCCGTTAATGGTTACCTTATAATCAATCGCAACGAATTTAGGCATTGTTCCTTACTCCTTTATGCGTAGACGGTTACTGAAAAGTCCGCAGTGAGATAAATCGTATCCCCTATGGACGTTGAAGCGTACGAAAGCATTTCCGTAACGTGCAGGGATTGAGCGATGCCGCCGAGCGTCCGGTCAGACTCAATCGCAGTCTTAATGGATGATGCCCCGATCGGATTGCAGTAGGCATCTATAGAGGCCTGAGCATTTCGATCAGAGGCGCGTCCAACGATCACCGTTACAACGAATTCGTATTGATCTAGGCCGCGACGAAACGCCCGGTCATATGTGATTGTGGAAGGAATGACGACAGCCTGCGGAGGAGTCGGCGCATCTGGAACAGTCGCTGATGTTCGCAGGCCGCTGATCGTTGCCAGGTTGGTAGCGATCCCCGTTCTGAGCGTTCCAATAGTTACCGTCATGCGATGCCGACCATCCTGCGGTAAGGCTCTACTAGTTGCGCTACGTCAGGATCTAGCGCTCTCGTCACGCGGACGACTCCAAGTTCATTAAAGCCTGCGACCCCGAGCGGGCTCTGGAGTCTGGTGAAAATTCTTGAGCCTTGCAGGACAGCCGCCTGAGTCACAACGATAGGAACAGCAGGGAAGCCGTATACGCCCGTAACTCTCACGGTAGCCTCTCCACCCGCAGCGGGCCACAAATAGTCTTCAATGGCCCTGATTCGCGTATATGGCACGGTCTGGCCGTTGCTTACTCCATTGAGCGGCTCTAGCTGATAGTCAGTCGTCTTCCACGTTACGTCGAAGACTCCATCCGCGCCGGTGGAGGAAGTGATCGTTACGGCTGTTCCTGCGAGATCATCAATCTGGATCACATACTCATCAGCCGGGGAGAAGACGCGCGTAATCGTTCCCGACGTTCCAAAGGTTCGACCGCAGTAACCATCAATGAGATCTGATGCCGCAGATCCGGCCATATTGATCAGCGAGTCATCTACGGAATCAGTAATGCGCAGCGCAGCTTTGATCTGCGCAGTACTCGCATAAAGGCTCATGCCGATCCTTTCCGCAGGTATTCGATCATTCTACCCAACATTTCTAGCAATTGATGCTGACAGAAGGAGAGCGAAACGAATGCCCCTCTAGTGTCAGATTCACGAACGGATTAAGGGACATCACTCCTACGCCCATTGATCGCAGTTTCTTTGCCACCTTTGGCAATTGCTGCTCCCAAACCGGGTAAGGCTTGGGATCGCCTGGCGCGTATCCTTCGATTGCGTCTCGCTCATCCAAGATCCCGCAATCAGCGCCAGCAAGGATGATGAACTTCGCTCCAAGATACGCCGCAAAGTGCATCCCCATATGAAGCGAGGTAGGGCCGCAAACTAGATGATCATCATGAGTCGGCCAGTGCTCAGCAGTATCAAACTGTGAAAACATCTGCGGGTTTGTCTGCACGAAAAAGACGTTCATCTGAGTAGGCCTAGTCTTCGCTGGATACCCAATACCTTGCTCCACCATCGGAACGATCACCGGCAGATCAGGGCGAGCATCAGCGAGAATATGAGCGTCTAGATGGTAGTGAGTCACTGAATAGAAGTCTTTAAGCCCGAGCGCTTCTCCTGCGCGATTAATGCAAACGGTAGTTTTGTCATTGAAGAATCCTCGCGGTACATGATCAAGTGTCGCGCCAGAGCCAACAACGTAGATCGTTTCTCCCTGATGCCTACGCTTAAAGTCTGTGTACTGCTCAGCCATTAATCCCACGAATTCACTCGCCTTCGCTCAAGACTCCAGCCGCCTTCGTTCGGCTTCTCTCGCTTCCTCTGCCAATAGTCAGAGTTACTAGCGAAGGTAGCGTTATTGCGCTCGCCGAAGTATTGAAGCGTCGAAGAATTGTGATGAATGATGGGGATCTGAGAGCGAGTGATCTTCACTCCTTCCAGCATCGCGCGTAGTTCATAGTCGTTGTCTTCAAAGTAGGCAGGATGAAAGCCTTCATCAAATAGCCCGATGCGCTTCACGGCATCCTCAGAGAGCGCAAAGGCACTCCATGGCTGCGGAGACTGAGCGAGCATGATTCCCTCTCCAGCCTGCTCATAGAACGCTCTCAGCGATCCTGCGGGCCATTCAACGTCATAGTTGGCAATCAGCCACCAAGGGGAAAACGGGTCAGCCTTAATGCCTAGATTCCAAGATCCTGCCACGCCAAGATTCGCAGGCATCTTGATTACCTTCGTTGACTGAACGTGATCTATCGGCCATCCGGTAGAAGTAGTGAGCGCGTCCCCATTGTCAATGATGATCAGCTTACGAATCGGATAGTCGATTGTGTCCAGCATCCTGTAGAGGATCTCTGGCCCCTTGAGAATTGGAACGATCATGCAAGGGATCACCGCAGAGCCTCCATCGCTGGCAACCAATAATTATCAAAGACGAAATCCGCGCCGTACTGCGCCACGAAGTCTTGCGCTACCTGAGATCTCCCACGGCCCCGAGCGTAAGCCGCTTCCATCGCTTCAATGATGGAAGGAACGCCAGGCGTGATCATCCAAGCGCGCTGCGGAGAATCCCAAAACGGTTGCCCCTCCACTAGCCAGCCATCGCCGAGAAGCTCAGGAGATGCGCTCGCATTCGTGCAGATGACCGGAGTTCCGCAGGCCTGCGCCTCAATCTGAGGAACACCGAACCCTTCGCCCATAGAACAAATGAGCAACGTATCCATAGCGCTGTAGATCGCAGCGAGGAGATCATTACCGATACCTGAGCGATAAACGTACTGATCAACGAACACGATTTGATGATCAGGAATCCCGCACGCGGCAGCAAGCTCGCGCAGGTTGATTCCTCCCATACCTCCGCGATCCTCCGTATGGATGTAGAGCACTGCATCTTCATGATGCTTAGCGAACATAGAGAAAGCTAGGAAGGTTTCAGGAAAAGCCTTGCGAGGAGGGTAAGCGCCTTTGTTCGCGCTGACCATTCCGAATACGAAACGATCTTCAGCAATACCCATGAACTCGCGCCCGGTGAGATCCTTACCGCCTGCGTTAATGGACTCAGTAGGCTTGAAGATCTTTTCAATAGCGTGCGGAACATAGAGACATTCAATGTCAGCGTTATTGAGCATCGCTTCACCAAAGCGGCTCATCGCTATAGGAGTAACGTTCGGGCGCTTGCACCAGGCCGCAACATCTGGAGGAACCGGCGAATGATCGATAGGAACCCATGACGCTATCTGTTCTACGTCGTCCCACTGAGAACCCTTGAAGATGTAGACATCGTAAAGAGTGATGAGCAGAGGATCTAGGCCTGAGTGCTCATGCCTCCAAGCGTGATAGTTCGCTACCACAACATCATTGGAGTGCATATCGAATCCGCGCGGATACTGCCTAACTCCATGCCAATCAAGGGTAGTTCCCTCTAAACCATAATTAGAAGAGACAGCGACATGATGCCCCGCTGCTTGCAGTCTCGTAATCGTTTGCGCAGTCTGCGCACCGTAGCCGGTTCTAGCCCACGGGCTATTTGAATTCCAGAGAATCGCCCTAGATTCACTTCGCTTCTTCAGCGGCTTACTTGGCTTGCGTTTGTTCGACATCGCAGATCCTTTCGCAGGTGAGACCTAATCGGGGCTCCGCACCCTGCGATAAATACGGAGCCCCGATTAGGGGTAGAGAGGGTATTACTAGGAAGCGCCGCCGATGAAGTACTTAACGTGCGACGTCTGCGGCAGAT